ATTAATCAGTTGTATTAATATATTATTTAAAACCAAAAAACAATGGAGGATTTTATTATGTATTTAGATGAGCTGTACGAATATTTTGGTTCCTATTCGGATATGTCGAGAGAACTTGGTCTTGGATACACCACATATTCCAATTGGAAAAGAAAAGGGTTCATTCCTTATCGCATGCAATGTGTTATAGAAAATAAAACAAATAGAAGATTTAAGGCAGATAAAAACCATACGGCACCTAAAAAATAGAGTTCGCGCCATACTTCGTTTTCCATATTATTTGTTTCGTTTCTATACACTTAAGAAAGCTTGCGAAAATGTGAGGCGAAATGATCGTTGATAAGATTATGGAGTTGGAGTTATAGTAAGGTCATCGGTTGAGATGTTTTTCTGATATCCATTCGATGAAGGAATTGCGAGGCTTCCTGCCTCTACAAATGGATTTAATTACGTTTGCTTGATAGGCACCTACCAAAGTTCTATCAAGTGTTTTCTCTAGACATACGAACACCCATTTTTTGGTGCACGGTATAAATGGGCGTCCATACCAAGGCAATTATAAACATGACTTATCGCAATAACAACACCTCTTATGCTTATTTCTCTCTTTTTTCTATAGGGAGAAAATAATGGAACATGCATTTAACGTAGAAATAGCAAAGATATATGACGTAGATTTGGCACTGTTCATACAAAATCTTAAGCACTGGACCCTTAGAAATCTTGCCAACAAAAAGCACATTCACGACGGATACTGCTGGACATTTAATACCCTCGAAGCCTTATGCGACATATTCCCATATTGGACAAGCAGACAATTGCAAAGAATAATTGCGCGTGCCGTTGACAATGGTTTGGTCAAAAAAGGCAATTATAATACTACAACATATGATCGTACTTGCTGGTATGCTCTGACTTCAAAATCTTACGAGTTTTTTCCCGAGTTAAACGAGGAAAAATATGTTAAGTTATTGATTTCAACCATTTCACCAAACGGTGAAATGGATCTCACCAAACGGTTAAATGGATTTCACCAAACGGTGACACCTATACCAGATACTAAAACAGATACTAAAACAGATACTAAAAACAAACCCAAATGTGTTAAGGAAAAATTGGAAAACTTGTCCTTGGAGGAATTTGAGAAAAATAATCCTCATGGGTTGCCTGGGGATCTCTTCCTCGAGTGGAAGAAGATGAGAAAGAAGCCAATAACATTACGAGTGCTTAATGCCTTCAACAAAGAACTTTCCCTAATAGCGCAATATGGCATAACCCCGATAGACGCGGTAAACAAGATGCTAGATAGGCAGTGGTCAACGGTAGAACTAAAATTTTTTGCTAATGACATTGCCTTTAACAAAACGAAATCTAACATAATCCCCATCAACCAAAACAAAAAACAAACAGACTACAACGATGATGACACTTCATGGATCGAGGAGATTTCATTATGATGCATGTTTCAAACCTCATTGACTTATCAGATATCAAACAAAACAAAGAACAAGAAGACCAAGATCCAAGAACAAAGGAAACAGCCTCAGTGATAAATTGGCTTTTTACTGAACTAAGAGGGAACTTCCCAGCATTTAAGCAAGCTTGGCCAGATAGCGATCATCAACGACAAGCAAAAAAGATATGGTTAAAGGCATTTATGTTAGCAGGAATTACTAAAGTTGAACAATTGAAACATGCCTTAAACAAATGCCTCCTTATGGAAAAGCCATTTGTGCCATCTCCGGGAGAATTCATATCGTGGTGCTCACCAAAACCAAGCGATGTTGGGCTTCCAGACTTACAAAGCGCATATGACATTTCAATAAAAATGAACTCACAGTTTTCTCAATATGCCCCAGATTGCAAAAAAGCACATACAGTTATAAAGCACGTGGTAGATCAAATAGGCTCATTTAACTATCGCTCTATGAAAGCACAAGAAGCATTCAAAACATTTGAGTCATACTATCAAATTGCCTGCCAGCAATTTATAGACGGAAAACTAAAAGAGATAACAAAGGCAATACCAGAAAAACCCCAAGATCACCCAAGTGACAAAATCCGTTCAAATGAAGCAAGAATCAAAGCAATGGAAGAAATTAGAAGTATGGGAATAGCAGTTTCATTTAAACAATGAACAAAGGGCTATGGATTGCCCGAAAAAACCACCTAATTTGCACGATCAGGAAGGTGTCAATGGGTTACGGTGGAGACGAGGAAGAATGGCTAAAAGGGCATATTTTGGAGGTTTTAGATAAACATCCCGATGAGCACATAGAAGAGGCAATTACATGCTACGAAGAAATGTTAGGGCAAGTAGGGTTTTATCCACGAAAAACAAAATAGTAGCCTCAGAAAGAGACGAGCAAATGGCATTGGTACGCTGGCTCGATTACCACCCTATCCTGAAAAACCACTATTGCAAGATGCACAACGAAGGAAAAAGAAGCCCGTTAGAGGGGAGAAACCTAAAGCTCCTTGGGTTGAGGCCGGGAGTTTCCGATCTCTTCATTTTCTACCCATTTCAGGGCTTACACGGCCTATGGCTTGAGATGAAGCAGAACAGGAATTACACTCCCTCCGAAAAACGTACGCGAACTTGGGTTGCACAAGAAAATTTCGTCGAGACTGTTAAAAAGCTTGGCTTTTCGGCGCATTTCTGTTATGGTTGTGAGGATGCTATAAAAATTATTAATGCCTATCTCCTTCAGTAATTTTTATTCATTTCCTTATGTTGTGTTAGATATCGCTCGATTTAGCTGTTCTCTGTGCCCCGCGCATCCCGGGGCGTGGAGATTAAATTATATGTCAAAGTTCCTCCAATCACTTAAAGCCCATCTTGCTTCCTTACGGCATTCTTGTTCATCCTCAAACATCTTTTGTTGGGATGCTACTTCGTCTCCGTACTCGTCAAATATTGACCATCCCCATAAACTTGATTCTTTGTCCGTACCTTCTTGCTTAAAGACATCTACTCTGTACTTCATCTTAATACCCTCTTATGGCTACATACAACCCAAGAACTCCAAATGCCGCCCAGAATCCCACAAATCCGTAAACCATGTTAATTTCTGCTACTGTTGCCATTTTTATCTCCGGTTAGTTAATCGCTTCAATATGCTTTATGCAAATCAGTCGAATTCAAATCCATATACTTTCATAGCGTCATTTCTTTTATTGAACCCCTCATCCAATTCTTTTGCTATTCTCATTTCTTCTTTGATTTCTTTGTCTAATTTAATTCCTTCTGGGCTCTCATTGAATTTTTTCCATTTCTCTTGTTGCAGAATCTTTTCTGCTTGAAATTTTGCTCTTAATTTTTCTATTATCTCTTTGTTCATAATATCATCCAGTTAATTAATTAGCGATCAAGTTTAAATTTTAATTGCTATCCGTGTCAAGTCAATCTCCTAATATGTACAATTATACATTTATACAAATGTATGTCAACTCTTTTTTATCAATAGTGCAAAAATAATTGTCTTTTGTAGCGCATAATTCACCTATATTTCGCAAAATTCGTTATTTTTTAAGTATTTTTACGCATTTTCGTTACAATTTTACGCGATTATTATCAGACCATATCGAGCTTATGCGCGAAATGGTCATAAATATTTTGTTGACAGTTCGCAAATGTGTTAGTATTAATTAATCTTTTAAAGCTTTTGGACATAGGACATGCCACGCTTTAGTCAAGAATCATTCTCCAAGCTATCCACATGCCACCCTGACTTACAGGCTCTCTTCTATGAGGTCGTCAAGAACTTTGACTGCGAGGTACTCGAAGGTTTTAGAACCCAAGAGCAGCAGGATAAGGACTTTCAGGAAGGGCACACACAACTTCAATGGCCAAACGGCAAACACAACAAGCAACCCTCTATGGCAGTTGACGTGGCTCCCTATCCTATAGCCTGGGACAACATAAAGCGCTTTTACTGGTTTGCCGGTTACGTCATGGGTATAGCGCAAAAGCTTAAAGACGATGGAAAGATGACACACTCTGTGCGGTTTGGCGGTGACTGGAACGAAGACGAGAATATAGACGACGATAAGTTCCGTGACCTGGTGCATTTTGAACTGATATGAGGCGACTATGTACTTTATCAAAAAGCATTTTACAGACGGCGTTAATGTGGCTTTATCTGTTTCTGCAATTATGTGTTTTATCCAGTTTATATCTAGTCTGTATGGCATCTTTAGGACTGGTGTTTTTGACAGTAGTACAATTAATAGTCTCCTTTCTAGCTTTGATGGGTTTGAGTCCGTGATACTGTTTTTTGTAATGCTTACTATTAAC